CTGCGACAGCCCTGGCAGTTTATTGTCATACCGGACAAAAGAGTCGATCCTTAAACCGACTCTACGCAATTTAATTAGAGCATCTGCGACAGCCCTGGCAGTTTCCTGTCATACCGGACACAAAAGCCGATCCTTAGATCGACTTTGTTCCATACATTTGAATGGTGTATTCATCATAACTAGGCATGGGCCTGTCAGAGAAAAATACACCAAAATTCAAATGCTCAATTGCACCCTCAATATGTCCACGCAGCCAAGCGTGGTACACTCGACCGTGCTGATAAGATTCCCTATCAGCTGCCCTCATCAATTCCATCATTTGCTCCTGAGGGGACAACATGTTGGAAACATTGACCATCAGCATGCGTACGATAGATTCTTTATTCAAAGGAGCACGAACAAAACCGCTTGACCAATCATCCGGACCCCCATCGTCTTCAAACCTGAAAGATCGCTTAAGAAATTCCTCTTCATAGATGTTGCTATAATCGCGGTGAATGCCCTGTTTCTTGGCATCAGTGTAAGTAATACCTATGTCACCCAAAAACTCCGAGATAGAATTGTGAGTGAACCACGGCACTTCCGGTGAAATACCAGCAATATTATCATCACCATAAGTCATCAATTGAACATATTTGTCAAAATCAGCAACAATCACCATGTCATTACGAGTGTCCCCATTTGATCGCGCAATCACTATGAAAGCATAACGAAGCAAAATAGAATTAACAACACAATTTATGATAACCGTCAAATTATGGCCACTAGGATTGGTGCCAAAGAACTGACAATATGAACCAAAATAATTGACAGTGCAATAGCAAATCTCAGTGGCTATACCAATCATAACTACACGTGAATGCGCGTCATACAATCCGTATGCAAAGCTAACATTCAATATCAACATAAAAGCCATGACCATTATATCTGCCAACAAAACAGATTTGTCCCAACGTTTAAAATCGCCCGCAATTATACGATCAGCCCCAAATTCCGTCAAATAATTATGAAGCTTGGTCCACTCAGGGCCAGTCGCGTTAATGCCGGGAGCACCCTCAAATACGTACGAATTGGTTTGGAAAAACACCACAAACAATAAGAAATACTTCCGCACCAACAAACTAAAATTAAAAGCGACACCAAATATGACGCGAGTCTTGAATTCAGCCATCTTCTTAAAAGACAAAGGTTCATCTTTGAAAGCAGCGGTAAAAACAGGATTGCAAGTCACACCTTTAG